TTCTTTAACAAAATCGCTAAGTGCTTTATCACCAATCACAGCTTGGTAGTTACCATTTTCAGCTTTGATTGTGGCTTGCATTTTCAGCAATGCCTTTGCAGCATCCATTAGTTCAGGCTTAACTTTAGATTTAGCCAATGAATCAGTTAAGTTAGCATCTAATAAATATGTTGTTAATGCGCCATCTTTTTCTTTTACAAGTCCTGACAGCCTTTCCAACTCTTTTTTGCTTAACTTTCCATCATTCTCTAGCTTGCTAGATAGTTCGACAACTTGATTTTGTAGATTAGCGTATTCATCGGGATCAATGTCTGCACCTTTAGCTTTAACTTTTAGTTTCACTAAATCAGACTTTAAACCTTTGTTACTTTCCTCTAATGCTTCAAATTTACTTAATAAACCATCCAATTTGTCTTGCGTTAATTCCTCTAACTTCATACATGCTCCCTCACGGCACTGCCGTCATTTAAGCCACTGGCTCATTACTGTGTGGCACTGCCACAAAACAAAACCCATTAGCACGGCTAACAGATTCCAATAAAACTTATTTAAATATTATACGCCTTAATTTTTTCTATTGCATTATTCTCTAAATTATCTTCGTATTGAGCAAGACTTTGACCGTCTAGCATTTTCAACCATTTTTCTTTTGCAATTTCAAAGTTCTCTTTAACTTTGTCCTCGGGTAAATTAGATCCGACTATTTCAGGGTTTTTCATTCTTTCACCAATAAATTAAAACGATCATTATCAATTGTGCCAGCATCAAGCAAATCTTTAGCTTTTGCGTTCAATAGGTTTTTAAGTTTTCCAGCGTCATAAACTGGCACATCATTTATGCTACCTAATGCAACTGACTTAGGTGTGCCGCCATTATTTACAACCTGCAACTGCACTCTAGGATTATTTGCATAAAATCCAGCCAACTCTTTAATTGTTTTACTTGCTCCAGTATGCGCCCTAATTAAAGTATTTATATCAACCGCTCTCGGTCTAGTGGCATTAAAGGCAAGCGCATTTTCAATAGGGGTATTGGTATAAACAATGGCAACATTACCCTTGGTAGCCTCAAGAGCCTGATCAATCTTAATTCTAGCAGATTCAAAACTTCCTAATACTGAATCATAGACCAATCCGCCTTTCTTAATGCCAAGCGTTTCGGCAGCCAATGGCATCGTGGCAGATTTCCCTGATCCACTACCGCCAGCAGTAAACAATGTGGCAGACTTATCATTGGTAATGCGTTTTGCGTTTAAAGCGTCAGCATAAAGTTCTTTGGCTAAATAGGAACTGGGCTCATGGACTGCGGCAACTAAATTCCGATCAGCAACAAAGTCACGGCTTAATGTTTTGACTAAATCAGGATCAATCACATTGCCATAAACCTTTTTATAGCTATCCATCAATGCTTTTCTATCTGCTCGTATTGCATTATAGAATTTAGTTTCTACGGCTCTTTCTTTTTCGGTTAGGTTAGGTGATCTAATAAAGTTATCAGTAACAACCTTATCAAACACTTTGGCATTGCGCTCTCTTAACTGCTCTAAGGTATAGACATGACCTTTAGGGCTAACAAACTTATCAATTGGCAAGCCCCCATCCCTGAATAGTTTAGCTTTTGTCACTCCAAGCACTTCGTTCTGTCTTTCGACTGATTGTTTTTTAAGCCATTCCTGATAGGTAATCTTTGATGGCACTTGTCCATCCATCGATGCGCGAGTGCTTGCAGGTATATCAAGATCCAATCCCATCTCTTTAAATGACTTGATCACAGCGACATAGCGACTGCGGCATCTAAAATGAGCAGGGATGGTTGGCTTTGCTTCGCCTATCTTATAGAAGTTACCATCTCGACTAGCACATAATTCAGTGGTGCGAGTATCAAGGGTTGCTGTATAGCGATACCCTTTGATGATATCCTCATTGGCATCATATAACTTTTGCTGGGCAACATTGGCAGTGTGGGCAATAGCAGTCAATACAACGGATTCAGCATTAGCCCTAGTAATGTTCAATATGCCGTCAGTATAATTTAATGCTCTAGTGCCTCGAATCTTATTGACTATCTCGCCAGTAGTTTGACTTTCAATAAAACCAATTCGCACAGCATCTCTAATTAGATTAGCCTTTTGTGTTTCCATGCCATCTAAGAACTCATTTAAGAACTTACCTTGAAACGGAGTGGCAATAGCGGCAGCATAAGCAGCTTCAGGGGCAATAGGCAAGACTTTAACTGGTTGAACACTACCAATCAGTCCTTCCTGATAATCTAATTCAGCTTGAGTAAACTTTTTAAGATCCAAATTAAGTTGGGTTGATACTTGACCATAGGCAACTGAATTTAATTCGTTCACAGACTTAAGCAATCCGTTAATACGACTTAATTTTTCAGGGCTAGGCGTAACCTTATTCAATTCAGTGGTTAATCGATTAAATAGATCCACATCGGCACGATTGAGTAGTTTAACTATTTTCTGCGTAACGGAATTGCTATACCCAAGCACATCAATTGCATGAGCAACCTCTTTATTCAATAAAGTTTCATTTACGCTCATTTATTTTACATCTTTGCCGATAACTAACCCAGTCCAAGTAGTCCCACCATTATGGGTAAAGAATCCAAGCACATCTCTGCCACTGGATGTAAGAGTAGGGGCTGTCCCTGCTACCCACTTCATGTTAGCCCACCAAGTGATTGCTGCTGACCCACCATTGGTAAGATCAATGATAAAAGATGATACCGACCCACTGCTTGCAGTATTGCTGACAGTAAAGGTAGTCGCACCTGAAACAGTATGGGTGAAATAATTGGCAGTCGCTAAATCAAAGTTATTGCCACTTGACGCGGCTTTAGTCTCTTTAAATCCAGTGATTGTCTTATTGGTTAAGGTTTCCGCCCCAGTTAATGTGACATCGCCAGTGACTATATTGCCACTTCCTAACAATGATGTGCTATTGACTGTCTTAATGTTTGCGCCTGATGTAAGCGTGTCTTGTTTGGTGCTAGGGGCAATAGCCGCCCATGATGTTAAGTCTGCGTCATAGGCTTGAACACTGACACCAATTGAACTGCTAGTTAAATATCCAGCACTTGCATGATTTCCCCATCCATAAGCAGTATTCCAATTACTTATGTTGGTGCTTGTGATTCCATAAGCCGCATGAGCAACAAACACTGGATCTGTTTCTGTATAGCCGCTAATGAATCCACTATCATTGGTTAATTGACTGACTAAAGTAGGGATTGACGGTGCGCCAGTAAGCCATGAATAGTTAATGGTCTTATTTTTCCATAAGCCAGTAGATGATTCATAGACTAAGGCTTGATTATTGGCTTCGCTTGTAAGTGAAACATTATGCAATTCATCTAATTCATAGCCGTTTTGCACTTTAACTTCGATTGCGCCTTGATTCACATGACTGCGAGTAACCACTCCAACATAAACCATGTGAGTAGGGGCTAATTCTCTTGTCGCGGTATATTCACCAGCAACCGTTCCGCTTAAATATAACTGTTGACCCTCTGTAAATGCAGATGTATTCAATCCAACCAATTGACCCATTACAGTAACATATCCGTTACTATTATTAGCCAAATCAGCCGTTATAAGTCCAAGGGTTTGAGCAGATGTAGAATCGCTAGTAGCCAATGCTTTAGCCACTCTCGCTTTATTACCAACTGCGCCATTGATATAAACCACAGTGCCCTTTGTTAAGGTTGCTCCAGTAGCATTACGAACTTGTGCCAAAATGGTTGATGCTGGCGATGCTTCAGACACCTGCACATTAGCAACTGTGCCGTCTTGCGTTACAACCAAGCTACCATCTGCCGAGGTGATTTCGGTAATACCACCACCACCGCCACTGGTCTCTAAATTGAATGTCGTGCCATCTTGGGTAATTTGAACTGTATTGCCAGTAGAAGTTAGCGTTTGAACCCCAGTAGAGCCGCCTAAAAAGCGACCGATTCCATCCCTACCAGCTAGATCAACTGCCTTGCCCCAGTTTCCGTCAGGTAATTCAAACTTTAACTTAGTTCCTTGCCATTCATGTTTGGGTATATCGCCTTTATCGCCCTTAATCGATAAGCCATCATAGCCAGCACGACCATCTTTACCATCCTTACCATCTACACCGTCACGACCATCAACACCATCTTGTCCGTCTGCACCGTCTTTGCCATCAATACCATTAATGCCGTTTAATCCATCTTTTCCATCAACACCATTGATGCCATTTTTGCCGTCTATTCCATCCTTGCCATCTTGTCCATCTTTTCCGTCCAGTCCATTATCACCTTTCTCGCCTTTTTCACCCTGTTCGCCTTGATCACCTTTGATGGCTTCAGGCACGACAATCTCATCAACTCTTGTTTTAAGTTTGATAAGGGCTTCAGTTAAGATTCCAGTGATTTCGCTCATAGTCCGAGTTTCTTTCTAATTTGCGCCATCATGCCAGTGTTATCGTCAGGTTGATCCTCTGAATCATCCATCATATCCACTGTGCCATTGGCAGCATCATTCTCTAGTCCAAGCAGGTAATCATCATAACTTGTAGATTCCCTGATCACTTCGCCCTGTTTTAACGCATAGAACAATTCCTCTTTAGGCAATCCACCGACCTGCCATGCTTTCATTAAGGCATCCAAGTCTTGAGCAGACATAGGCACAGGCATGAAGTCTGTATTCATGTCAATCTCGATTTCGCCATCTATGCCATACCACATAGCCATAAAGCGAGTTATCTGTTCGAAGTTCTCACCTGCTAATTTGACTAAAGCCGCTAATACACTAGCCTCGCCATTGGATCTCATCAATAATGTGCCAGCAGATTCTACTCCAGCTTTTTCAGGGGCAAGCATCCTTGCGCCAATAGCAGCCATCTGTGATTCTTTTTGCAATAGGTTTTTCTCTAATGCGCCCAACCCTTGACCAGTAAACTCTAGGAATCCCCAGTTCGCACTACTGTCGGTTGATACTATGGCGGTAGATGATCCGATGCTGACCTTTTCATTCTCATCAAATACGAATCCAGCCAACATAGGGGTAGGCAAACCAGCAAAGTGACATCCGCGTTCATAATCAGCAGTCACTCGATAATGGGCGATATTCAAATCAGCCAAATCCAACATTGGTGGATCTTGTAAATCAAGGCAATTCTCTTTTGCACCAAATGCCCAAAATGGGATAGTGGACATTGGTGAGCCTTTGATCAATGGCACGATGTCATCGCCAAACTGATACCAATTACCTTTTGGATCTTTGCGGTATATGCGCTGTATATAGCCTATTTCAGTAAGCAATAATGCACGAATCTGCGGTTGTGTTTCGTATTCAAATTCATTCTTTTGGATTTCGTAATACTCTTGCAACTTGACCATAACTGGTTGCATGACATTGTTTACCCTAGTTACGCGCCAATCCAAGATTGATTCGGCAGGGTAATAAGTGGTATATGGTCTTAAATTGGCTCTAGCGGCATCGGCTAGACTTGCAGGTGTTTCAGTAACACTTGGGTATTCTACCAATATGCCAGCACGACCCACTTGTAATAGATCATACACGGTCATCATGGCAACGGCTTCTAAGCTATTACCCTTTAAATCTAAATCATCGAAAATAGGTTCTAATGCGTTTGGATAAGTTTTCTGCATCTCTTTGCGGAATACCATGCCAACCAAACCCTCTAGGGTTCGACCAGTAGCATTAAAGTAGGTGGCTCTTAATTTATAAGACCGATAATCATTGTCTGTTTGATCTGCTAGACGGGGTAAGAATTTTTCACCAGCATTGTGGACTGCAGTTTGACCCTCGCAAGCTGCTCTAGTCTTAAACCACTTTTCTGCAAAGGCTTCATACTTATTGTGTTTTGAATCATTCATATTAAACACCACTCATTTTTATGTGTTGAATTGTTCTCGCCCTAATAGGGTAACGGTACGCAATGCAATACCCAGTTGCATCAAGCACATGATCGAACCCTGCTGTTTTATCAGGATCGCCATTCTTATCGTAAGCCTGTCTTTCTAATGATTCCACCAATTCGGGGCAGGTATCAGGATTCACCAAATACTTGCGCTCTCTAATCAATCGATTCATTGACAACACTCTGTCCTTAACGGCAGGGTTGGCAGGGTTAACCATTATATTAAACCCAGCTTGCTTCAGTAGCGCAATATCGCTTTCACTGGCATTTTGTGACTTGCGATTGTTCCCACTAGCATCAGGATAAATAAAAATCTTATGTCCATTGTATTTAGCCTTTATAGATTGAATCATGGCAGGGGTATCAAATATCCCTGTAAGCTCATTGACAGCATGAGGGTTATCACCTCGAAGCACATGAACAACGGCTGCCATTTTAGTCACATTAAAGTCTAAACCAATATGCAAAGGTTCGCCAGCAATTATAGCTTCATTCGACTGATTTAGTAATCTATCAAATTCGGCATACACACTACCAGCAGTTAAATTGACAAACTCGCCATCTAGATAGGCCGCAAGCAAGTTAGCGGGGTATATATTTTGTAATGACTGAATGTAGCCATCGGGCAAAAATGGGTTATCTTGCGTTCTAGCTTTATAAATAACATAATCATCGCGCTTATTTTTGTGCCATGTTTCATAAACAAACCGATACCCTTCAGGGGTAGTTGTCACGGCAACGCTATTGCCAAGTTTTGAATGTTTACGATTCCTAGCAATGACTTTGTTCCAAACCTCTCTTGCTTTTTCAGTCGGCAAGGTGTCCAGTTCATCTAAAACGCTGTGAGCAGTTTCATAGCCAACTATGCGTTCAGGCGTGTCCATTGTTCTGAATCTAATCATGCCGCCATAATCGGGAGTATATATAACCGCTTCGGACTTGTTTAAAGTATGCCGAATCTTTAACTCATCAAGCAACTCTGAAAATCTTGGGTAAGCGATTGTTCTTATTAAATCATAAGTTGGCAAATAATAAGCAACGTCTTCAGGTATCTGCGATTTAAGGCTAACGGCTCTCATTATCCCAGCATGGGTTTTACCGCTACCAAAGCCGCCTACAAACGCAGGGAATCTTGCTCTGCTGCCAGCAAAATCACGTTGCGCTACTGTTAGCTTCATCTGTGCCTATAATGATAACAGGGCTTACTAATGGCGAGCCATCCTGCCCAGTAACCTCTAATGCACTAGTTTCCTTCCAGTTAGCTCTAGTCTTTAGCCAAAATATAGCGGCACTTGTATTGCCATCTTTTGCTTGTTGAAACAAAGTCTGCCCAATAGAAGCGTTAGCATCTATGCGCCCATCCTCTAAATCCTTTTTGTAATGCTTGACTAAAGTGTCATCGCCAATATCTAACTTTTGTGCAATGTCCACATAACGGATTCCGACTGCGCTTAAATTTTTAACTAGCTTTCTACTCTCATCGGTAGGGATGTGTTCTTTGCCTTGCATAAAACCTCTTTATAACTCCGAAAGTGGAGCGTGATGGTCAGTGTTGCACTGCCGCTGTAATGCTGGTCGCATCCATCGCCTGCTTATCACGCGTTGATCTTTGTCCCTTATACATAGTAGCACCCATTTCGTCTATTTTCGTAAAAGGGATAATTGGTACTGATAACCTGCTTTGTGCATCTTTGTTAATAAAATATATATACCTTAATTGATACCCTTGCAAAGCTTCCCAAGTTCTAAATTCCTTGCTCATTTTTAAATGATGCGCTTGTATAACGTGCATTACCTCACCAGTAATAGGGTTTTTTCGTAAAGCCTCGCTTACTCTTATGTCTGTTAATACAAACCCTGCTGCACGATATATTGTGCCATCACCGCATTGCGTTCCATCCGCAAAACTAACAATCCATTCAATGTGAGGGTAATTCTTTTTAATTAACTTAAAAGCTATTGCCATCGCCCTGCTTTCACTATTGCGAGGCAGCTTATCGCTAAATGCCATTCTGTTTAATTCAATAAAGCCATTCCAAGCCGTGTCTTTAACTACATTTATTGTGCCTTTTTTATTTATAGACGCACCAAACTGCATAACACCTTCTAGCTTATTGTTTAAAAATACGCCAAGATGCAACTGGCTATTAGGAACAACTTTGCCACTATAATGAATGCGCTTTACTAACGCATTGGCATCAGAAGCCTTAATTGGCGCTACAAATAAATCTTTAGCTGAGTGCATTTTGTGTAATAAATAATTCAGCAATAAAAGCTATCGCATTGCCGTTTGAGTTGTCGTTTAATGAGTTTGTTATATCAAAATCTTTTTTAACTATTGCCATTGCGTTTTTAATTGTTTCAGCCTGCTCTCTGTGCAATGTAAATGTTATTTGCTCTAAAACAGATTTATCGCCATCAGGCAATTCAGGCAAGCCAGTTATTTCAGCATCGCCCAATATATCAGCCAGTTCTTTGTCATCAAAACCAATTAAATCCAAATTGATATCTAATTCAGACAACTCAAGCCTTAATAATTCAAAATCCCACCCGGCATTTAAAGCCAGCTTGTTGTCAGCAATAATATATGCCTTGCGCTGCACATCAGTTAAATGATCTAGTCGGATTGCTGGCACTTCCTTTAATCCTAACTTCCTAGCAGCAGCTAATCTGCCATGCCCTGCAATAATGCCGCTTTTGCTATCAATCAATATTGGATTGTTAAAGCCGAACTCTTTAATGCTTGCCGCTATCTGAGCCACCTGCGCTTCGTCATGCGTTCTAGCGTTATTTACATACGGTATTAAATCATCAATACTTATTGTTTCAATCTTATGCTTCATGGATGCCCTTAATATTTAACTACCATTTAACTTTATCAGCCCAGTAAGCAGCACTCATCTTACCCTTGGCTATGTTATCCGCATGACGGGCTTTAAATGCCTTTTGTCTTGCCTTATCTTTTTCAGTAGTAGGATTAGCCCCTGCACCTTTAACACCTTGCTGACCAAAGCGAATGGTTTTGACTTGATCACCCTCTTTAGCAACAACAACATGGCTTTTAGTAGGGTGACTAGGAGTGGCTTTAGGTTTGTTATAACCCTCAACACCAACATTAGTTAATCTGCTATCTTTTTTCATTTTTTAGTTTTCTTTGCTACTGATAATGCTATTGCTACTGCTTGACTTTGTGATTTGCCTGATTGAATCTCGGCTTTGATATTTGAATGAATTGTTTTTTGAGAATAACCTTTTTTAAGCGGCATATAAACTCCATAAGAAAGTAAGAGGTTTTCGTAACTAAGCGACCTCTGCGCTTACCCAACTTCGTCAAGGGGGCTGGGCTACTATTGAGTAATGTACGTTTACTCAAGTGTTTTTAATGTAGCATAAATTTTATATAATGTAAATTACTTAAACGCTGCTATCCAATAAATTTAGTGTTTTAGTAAGTAATTCTGATTCTGACATCTCGATCATCTTTTCAAAGGCTAATCTGCCTGCATGATACGCAGTACCGTGACCACCAGTGCGGTGATGAGCAGGGCATAATGGGATTGCATTCATATAATCGTTACGCATCCCTACGCCCATTCCTGTTCGCAGGTGATGTATTTCAGGTTGAGAATATCCATGACCTTTGATTAAGCAAACAATGCAGCCAAGATGACTAAGCCTACCATAATGCAATCTTTCATATTTTGTCATTACATTAAAGCCCGATAGATTTCGCCTTTAGGCGGTTGAATGTTTGTGTAGCCCATTAAAAACATAAGTTTTTGATTAAAATTGACTTCGCACTTGATTGGCTTTTCCTCAACATCTTTGTGTGAGTTCCATTCATACGGATCAAAGTTTATTGTTTGATAATTATAGCCCCATTGCCCATGTATAGGTGTTGGGCAGGGAAGTTTAGCCAAATAACCCTCTGCAACTAAATTGACTAAATGACCATTTATTTGAGTTTTAACCATGCCGATTGCTTCAGATATTTCGGCAATGATTAATGGCTTTTTTCTGCAAGCATCTAAAATTGCTTGTCGTTTGATAATTGATTCAGACCTAGTTATTCGTTTCATATTGCACCCATTTGCTTTTGATTAAATTTACAGTTATCGCAGCCATGATCTATGATGTCCTGCCTGCTGTATTGACAATCCCTAGTAAATATATAATCCCATGATGTTTTGCCATCGCTATGGTAAACCTTATCATGCTGACATCGATCAGGAACTAATTTGCTATGGCATCCATTCATAAAGTCCTGCCAATATAAGTGGCTTTACTATCTTTAAACTGGAAAGTAATAGCACACTCTTGTCCTGCATTCGAAGTAAATATCAGCTTATAAAATCCATAACAAATTGCACTCATACAAATAACCATTAAAACCGCAATTACCACCGTTGCCCTGCTGTATTTGTCGTTCATACATACCTCACATTGTTGGATCTTTTTTGACCACAGTCCAGCCGTTATAATCATAAGAGCGCAAATATTGACCTGACCACAATACATGAATTGCAACGGAATCATTTGTCCAGCATCCCATTATTGTGTCTGAAGTTTGACTTAATATATAAGCAATACTTCCTGTTTTATTAGAGCATCGTTCATTTGTTAAAACAATTTTGCCACCATCGGAATTGTTAGTCCACATAATCGCCTCTGCATTGGCGGTCATTGAAAATGCCATTATGGCTAATGTTATTAGTTTGCGTTTCATTTTGAATTTGCCCTCGCCTTATCGGCACAAGATTGACACCGCTTAGATTGTTTATAAATTACTTGGTGATCATGGTATTTTTGACAATATTTGCAAAAGTAATCTTTTGGTTTACGGAATATATTGTCGAAGTTCTCATCGAAAGAACTTGATTTAGTTTTGGTGATAATATTATCGCCAGTGATTTCATTTATGCCCATTACCAGCTCCATCCAATTTCAGTAGCAGCCCAAGATTCTATTTTCATTTGATAGTCTGCCATTTCGTTAGTGTTAAGTTTCGTTGTTGAAGTGATTGAAATAATCGTTTCTTTGTTTATAACTCGTTCTGTCTTTAAAAATTTATTGCCCATCAATTCGTGTATATCTTCACTGCTAATTCCAACATGATCACCAATGCTTTGATACAGCGACCATAGGCGTGAGTTTTGCTCTAGCGTTCTTTTATCTTTCCTCGGTCTAACATGAATCTCATAGTCCTCAATATTTTCTATGGTATTTATTTTCGCTTGCAGATACGGTAGGTTTGTTTTTGATGGCATCCAAATGAAGCTGTTTAAGTTCTTTGACATCCTGCGATTTTCCTAAAAATTTATTGCCTTGCCATAATTGATAGATCCAAACACCATAAACTAATGACTTTGAAATAGTGTACCCATCGGTTGCTAAATAATACTTATTTATTTGCTTCCAAGTAATGTTCATGGGTAATGCCCTTAATCAATAAATGAATCTGCTTGGGTATTGGGTATTTTCCACTTTCCCATTTTGCAATGCAGTCCGTAGTCCTAAATAGTAGTTTAGCCAATTTGTTTTGAGTAAGACCCAGCTTTTGCCGAGTCTCTTTTAATTCAATGTTTGTCATGCCGCTTTTTGTAAATTCCCTTTAAATTCCCAGTAACCTAAGAATTGACCGCTGTATAGTTTCCACACTAATTGGTTGCCATACATATCAAATCCATCTATGTAAAAACTACCAGCATTAGCATAATCACTTGGCGCAAAATTCATGCCTGAAAAATACCGTCTTGCAAAATCCCACACATCCTGACCGACTTCGTTTGACATTTCATTGTTTACGAAAACAAATTTTACTTGCGGAATGTCATCGTTTCTGTTGTCGTATTCATAACAATCTGTCATGCCGTTAAATGATCCATACTCGAATTGAGCCGCATATAATTTAACAACCTCATATCTTGTTGGATCTAAATCCGCAACTCTTACATTGATAGAATTGCCCATTGAATAACTGCTGCTAGTAACTCGCCCATCAATGTTATTTGCTTTTAAAAACTGACGGATTAATTTTGCTGCTTGTGCGTGAGTAGAAGTTTGTTTCATTTTAGTTTCCTTTTCGTTTCCAATAGGGGCTTTCGCCCCGTTGTTATTTGTTTAAGTTATTGCAAAACATTTTTGCGTGGGGTAATGATGAAACTGCTGTAATAAATTCATCATTTTTGTAAATTAGGTATAAATTTTTGACAATTTTCATGTATGTAAACATTTTAGTTTCCTTTTCGTTTCGTTAAAATTAACCTACAACTGAATAATATATAAATATTATTACCAACGCAAGCATTTTATTCAATAATTGGTAAATTATTTTCACCTTTTACTTTTTTTGCTGATTCCACTGCGTATTCAGGGAATAAGTGAGGATTATTTAATATACGATCAGCCCATGCGCGAAAGTTTTGCTTCGGTTTAATTTTCTCTTTAATCAATTTATTCATCCTCTCGATATTAGCTTTAGTTTCGGCAGTTGCTACTGGTGCTGGTAACGCATGGTATTCAGCCTCTCTAGGCTTGCATAACTGGACTATATCAGCAGGTTGTGGAAGTTTGTTTGGTGTATCAGTCCACCGATCAAAGGCACGACCAACGGAAGTAATGTCGAATCTTTCCAGCTTATGCCACCAAACTCGCAACACATCTTTTTCAGGGGCTTGTTTGCCATAAATAATAAATACGGCATTAATCATATCTTTAAATGTTCTTTTATCAGCTTCGATCATTCTTAATCCTTTGTTTAGCAATATCCAAATACTCTTGACTAATCTCTATGCCAATAAAGTTACGGTTTAATTGTTTAGCCATTTTACCTGTCGTTCCACTACCCATAAAACAATCCAATACTGTATCGCCTTCATTTGACCAAGATAAAATATGATCATAAGCTAATTTTTCGGGAAACACGGCTGGATGCCCTGTTTTGTCGTTAAAAGACGTTGTATATTTCCAAATGTTGTTACGAGGCGAAAATTCTGGTACTGGATTTTTTAATTTTCCAGAAAAGTCTTTATATCCTGCCCATTTGTTAGCTTTGTCTTTAATTAAATTAGTTAAAATTGGTTTTCCTTTACTAAATACAAGCATATATTCAAATATCTGTGAATATCTATTGCTTTTATTATTAGCAGGATAACTTGAACTATTTTTTTCATAAATCATGGTGTCATGCAAATTAAAGCCACATTCCATAAAATACAATGCTTGTTTAAACGATGTTCCTGTTTCACTACCTTTAACAGTAGCATCGCCAACAATCCACACAACTACACCGCCATCTTTAGTTAAACGATAAAGTTCTTGCGCTATTCCTTCAAAATCAAAAGTAAATCCATTGTATGTGCGTAGATTGTCATAAGGTGGACTAGTCACCGTTAAATCAATACTATTGCTAGGCATAGACTTCATTACATATAAACAATCACCTAATTTTAAATCAATCATAATGCGCCCCTAAAATGGTGTTGATTCTATTGGTTGCTGATCTTGCCAGCGACCTTGATTTAAGTAAGTAGCAGGATTAGGTATAAATTGACCATCATTCCTGCGCCATTGGTCAGATTCTATCTGCCATTGCAAAGCTAGTAAAACTGAAGTTAAACTAAAATTAGATTTATATTTTTCCCAAGATTTTCTAGCAGCCTCTTTACCAACCTTTTTTGGGTATGCTTGCCAAAATTCCTCAAACCCATCATCTATATCATTTGATCGTAATGGTTTTATTTTCTTATCTAATCTAATCTCATCTATTCTGTTCTGTTCTATTAGAACGGACATTTTCGGATTTTGTCCCGATACTCTCTCGATATTGTCGGGAGTTTTCTTAACGCTTTGCAATAACTTCTGTGTGTATTCATCTGTTCTACTTGCCATTTTTAAACAGCTAATGATTCCGTTGGTATTTTCAAACAATCCAATCTCTACCATAAATGTCATAATATGCTGAGTTAATTCAGTGCTTAATTTAAAATCATCAGCAATCAATTCAGCATCATGCTCTAGTTCAAAAGTTAAGTTATGTTTTTCTACATTACGAGCAATTAATTCTAAGCAATACCAATAAATTCCATAACCTTGTGCGCCATACTTTAATCGTAATTTTTTTAATTTCGCATCATTACTTGCATCTGAATCATGCTTAAACCATTTCATAGTTTTACCCCATAAAAAAAGCCCTAGACAATACTCTCACCGTTTTATTGGCGTTGGCAGACTGGCTAGTACCAGCAGAGTATTGACTAAGGCTTACTAGATAATCACTGCCAAGTGATGTAATCATATTACTTTACTTTTTACTATCCTGCAAATAATTGTTAATTGCGTATTTTGCTTCCTCAAATCCATAGCAAACAACCGCTTGATAGCCCATTAACAATGCTGCGCTAATAAATTGCTTTTGATCCTCTGAAACCCTACCGCCCTTGGCTTTCATTTCAATCCACATTCCATGCCATCCCGCTTTAGGAATCATTAAGAATAAATCAGAAACTCCAGCCATGCCGCCTTCGTCCTTAATTTTAATTGCAGTCCCTATATGCCTAACTCCCCCATTTGGTATTGCAAAGAGGTATTTGGCATATTGGGTGTATTGCAATCGATACCAACGAACCAGTATTTTTTGTTCCTGATGTTCGTTAAGTTTCATAAATTTCCTTTGTTAAAAATCCCATATATTTGTCAGTCCGTGGGATTGTCGGACTTAACTAAAAGGAATGTCACTCTCAATGTCATCAAAAGTAACTTCTTGCCCTTTGCCTTTGCTTGCATTGCCATCTTTTTCCATTGGCAACCTCATGTGAATCCAGCCATCAAAATTGATTGGTAATGATTCGATCAGCAAAGAAGTTCCACCTTTTTTGTTTTCCATTGCAACGCCAACTTTTTGGAATCGAGTTTTGCTTTGTCCATCTTTGGTTTTATATTCACCAGTTACCGCAATTAATTCATGTGTTACAGCCATAATATTTCCTTTATTTAATATCTAATCGTTCCATTTGCTCAAGATGAGCACCTTCCACCACATTCCCTGCTTTAAGTTGTTCCGCTATCGCTTTTTTATCAGGATAAGGCGCAACTGGTTCAGGGATAACCATAAACTGACTAGGTATAGCCGCCAAATCATCAATAACAACGCTAGGCGGGTTTTTCTTAAGAGTTAAGGCAAAGTATGGGCTTTCAATTTTTAACAAGCCACAGCGTTGCATATTCTCTTTTAAATACAACTTCATTGCATCTGTTTTGCGTTCTATGGCTTTTCGTCTATCTGCCATATCTTTTTCTGCTTGTTTGATTGCTTCGGCAGTCACTTCAAGGTTGCGAATAAACATTGCCACATTGACTGACTTAGCTTCCAAATCACCCGATAGGCTTTCCAAGGTGTCCGCAATAGTTTGCTGATCATAATCAGATTCGATTAGTTTTATTTGAGCTAACTGGTACTCGTTGCTTAATTGGTAAAGTGATGTCATTGATCCACCTCTAATTTAATTTTTCCTAAGTATTTAAAATAATTATTGGCATCATCATTGTCTGCAATAAATTCTTTAAAAAACTGAATGCTAGTTTCCATATATTCATAAGCATATAAATACCGAGGCTCTTTAGGTTGTGGTTTAATGCGGTATTCTGAATCATAATTTT